ACCAAGCTGTATGAGGAAGTTGAGCCACTTCTTGGCACCGTCTATGGCGCGCAAGATGTAAAGGAATTTGCAGCTGAAGCGTTTAGCAACAAGTCTTTCCGGCAGCAGCTTGCAGCCATTGGCATAGATAAAAAGCCTGTCACAGCCTTGCAGCGGTTCGTCAACATTGTGTCGAACTACGTTCGCCGCCTGCTTGGCAAGCCCGCCAAAACGCCCGAATCGGCGTTGGATGCTGCAGATAACCTCATCAACAAGATCATTGCTACTAACCATGGTGACGCAGGTGTGGGCTCGCTCTATCGTGCTTCCTTCTTGAACAAGGGGGATCAAGTGCTAAACGCCGTAGCCGAGAGACGCGCGCAGTACCGCAAGTTTGGTGACTGGTGGGTTGACACTGCAAAAGATGCCTTCGCCGGGGCGCGACGCCCAACTAAAAAACTGGTTATGTCTGCACTGGAAGCACCCCAACTTGCGGATCTTGCCAAAGCTGACCTCCCCATGGCCCCGGAGTTTGGCAAAATTGTTAACGCACAAAACAATGAGGCTGCGGAATACATCGAGCGGATTGGCGCAACCGAACAAGCCGTAAACCAGCAAATCCAAAAACTAACCCCAGCCCAGCTTGAGACGCTTAAGTATTTGGTCGTTAAGAGCACAACACTTCAAGTAGACCCGTCTGTAGATGTTAAGGAGTACAAAGGGGTTGTTGACCCAGACGGAGTGGACAAGGAAGCTGTTTGGAAAGAGATGCAGTCTGATTGGAAGTCTGTTGGAGAGACTGGTGTTGGAGAGACTGGGCGGGCTGTTTATACTCAGGTTCGCAATGCCTATAGCCGCCTTCGCGTGCTTCAACAAGAGGCGTACGACGCTGTTATTGACGGTGCAGTCCCCGATAAGGGGGAAGCCAAGAAGGTAAAAGCTGATTTCCGTGAGCTGCTTAAAAAGCACGGGTATATCCAACCCTACTTTGCGCTTAACCGGTCAGATGGCCCATACCGCCTATACTTTGAAGCTATCAGTCCGTTTACGGGCAAGCCTGACGTAGGCGTAAAACACTTTAACTCCCCACAAGAGCGCGAGCGCGGCATTGAAGAGCTGCTTTCAGATAAAGACTTAAACGTATCCAATGTTCGCAGGTTTGAAGAACTTACAGTTAAGGACTATCAAAACGCGCCCCCCACGACGTTTATCAACTCGGTACTGCGCAGCCTGGAGGCAAATAAAGTCTCTAAGGAAGCAAGAGATGCGATAATTAAAATCGCACTCGATACCATACCGGACAAATCATTCTTGCAAACAGCCCGGGCGCGTAAGGGTCAAGGGCGACTTGGAGCCGATGAAGATTTTCTTGCCGCGTTTGGCACGCGCGCACGAGGTATGGTGCGTAATTTTGTGGCCGATAAGTATAAGCCCCAACTCAACAAGTTTGAAAACGACGTTAGAGACTACGTTGAAAAATTAAAAGACTACAAGTTTAAGAGCAACACTAAAAATGATGTAACTGTCAGCCCCGGGGATCGCGTGCTTGTTGATATTCGGCATAAGGCGGGGGGTATGGGTGGCGACGTTTACACTTACATTGGTAAGCAAGACAAAACGATGTCTTTGTCGGGCGTTGATTTTTCTGACAAGGCCAACTGGCGGCCAATTGACGTAGGTACCGTAGCCGAGTACGCGCAAGAATATTTAACTCGGGTGGCTAATGCCAAAAACCCACAAAGGGCTATGTGGTCGCGGATGATTCAGAGTGCGAACTTTTCAGTCACGCTGGCCGGGAACGTGTCCACTGCTTTGCTTGAAATGGCCCAGGTGCCTATGTTTGTGTTCCCTATACTCTTGGCGGACTATGGCAAATCGAATGCGGCTCGCGCTCTAGGCAACTCGTTTAAGGTGCTCTTCGGCTCTGGCAGAGCTAAAAAGGTTCGCCCCTTAGCCAAAATACCCGGAGCGCCCTCGGAGGAAAAGGGCCAAGCTGCTTTTTACTCCATCCTAAATTATGACTTCACCCGCGACAAGAACGGCAAACTTGTTAATAAAGACAATGAACGTGTTGAGCATCTTGAAACACTCGTACGGATTGCTGCTCCCGCAGGCCAGTTCAGCCGGGACATTGCTTATGAAGTGCAGGGCATAGGGGACAAGGGTAGCGCCCTCGATAAGGTTAACCGCGTGGCAGGTATGGGGCTGCACTACATGGGCCGTATATCTAGGGAGACAACGCTAATCGCCACGTACGAGTTAGAGCTTAAAAAACTGCTGGAGAAAAAGTCTTTTAAGGACGCAACGGAAGAACAAAAGGTAGCGGCAGCGCAGAAAGCCATTGAAGTTGCTAATCTTAACTACGGCAGCACAACATTTGGCACCGCATCCCGGCTTGCTCAAGGCGACATCACAAGCGTCTTGACCATGTATCGGCACTACAACTGGCGCATGTACTACCTGTTATTTTCGTACTTGCGAGATGCAGTTAAAAGCGTTCACCCGGCGTTACGCGCTCAGGCTACGCAGAAGTTTGTGACTACACTTGGGATGACCGCACTACTTTCAGGGGCACAGGGCTTGCCGCTATTTGGCGCGTTATCTCTTCTTTACAATATGTTTGCCGAAGAAGACGAGGATGACTTTGAAACCGTTGTACGTAAAGGGTTGGGGACTACTGTGTATAGCGGGCTTGGGGATGCCCTTTTGGGGATCCAGTTAAGCTCCCGACTCGGCTTGCCGGATTTGTTGTTTAGGGACAGCATCTCTTCTGCGGACAAAACAAAACTAGACCTTATTCTCGAAGCTGTAGGGGGGTCAGTTTATGGCTCTGCCGCGCGCGTGGAGCGCGGGCTTAAGCTGATATCCGAAGGATATGCCGATAGAGGGCTTGAGCAGGTGTTGCCTGTACCCCTTGCCAATATTCTTAAGGCTTCCCGATACGGCACCGAAGGTACTACGACGCTGCGCGGGGATCCGATCACCGGAGATGTCTCTTACTGGAACGTAGCCGCCCAAGCTCTTGGCTTCGCCCCTGCGGACTATCTTCGGCAGATGGAAGAAAACGCTGCTAAGAACAAGATAATTCGTGGGCTAGGGGAGGCACGCACAAAGCTGTATCAGCGATACTTCATGGCGCTTAGTCTTGGAGACTCGGACGGCGCGTCGGATGTTCTGGCGGATATCATTAAGTTCAACGAGCGCCATCCGTTATACGCTATCACCCCAAAAGACATCATGGCAAACGTGAAAAAGCGTATGCGCCGCAGTGCAGAAACAGAGAAAGGGGTGTTTACACCCAAAGGTATGCGTGCGGAAATAGCACGCCTCACCGCCGATTTCAACGGTGAGGACGAGGAAGATTAGTTAACAAACCGGGCGCGCAGGTGCATACTGCGCTGCCCGTCAGTAAAGCCGATGGCGTAAAGAAGCTCTGCAAACTTCGTAAGATCTTCCATGTCAGGCATCTTGTCATCCGGCCAGATGCTGCGGGCAATCCGAATAACTGTATCGTAGTTCACTTCATCGCTCACTGAATTTTACCCCCGCTTGCCAAGCATCCCATGCTAGGGCAACTTCGTAATCCATGTACTGCCCCGCCCAAGCCGACGCCTCTGCGGCGTCGTCAAATCGAAGCACCTCACGCTCATAGGGCGGCCTGCCAATCCACGCCTCAAACGCCGCCCGATTTCGATTTACTTGAGTGCTATTTTTCTTCACCTCTGCAAGCAATTCGGCAATAACCCGCCGATAGCTTTGTGTGGAGTACAGACAGGGCTGACTTGGAAGCACCATCTCCATAGCCCGCTCTTCAAGGGTCCCACCCATCGTCGCATTGCTCTTCATTATCTACCTCACGAAAGTCGCCAAACACGTACCCCCCATCGGGAGGCTTCAATTCTAACCACTGTAGCAATCCGCCAACTACGCCGCTGCGCAAGCCGCTTTACCTGTCGAATAAGCGCTGTTGTATTGATGCAGGGGATAAACACTGACGCCCCCGGCACGAACTTTTTCCAGTCTACCAATATAAGAACCCCATCAGGATTTAATCCGTAAGCCCGTACTTGCCTTGGGGGCAGGAGTTTGTTCCGCGAATAGTGTTTGGGTATTGTCATCGCTCATGAAGTCATCACAGTACAAGACAATGACCGACGTGGGGGGCGAATTAAAATGCGTACCCCGCCCAATCCGTGCCTTACTCTTAAGCGCCTTCATCGGCCCTTTTGATAACTCATTTACGATAGAGTTATAGTTGAGTTGCTGCTTGCTACACCACTCCTTAAATGGCTTGATAACGAGGAAGAGCTTCTTGATATCGTACTCATACCGGGCCACAAACTGATTACCTCGCGGGGTGGCTTCAGGCAATATAAGATGGTCAATGCCGGTCGACTCCTTGTGCGTGATATCCGTGCTACGAATGCGCAGCATGCTGTTGTAGTGCTCAGCTAGGTAGTCGGCAAGTATGGTCTGTGGATCGCTACCGGTAAGATCTTTTACACCGATCTTGGCTTGGGAGAGTAGTTCGACGGCGAACGCAGCGACCCTTGAGAGTTTCCATTGGATCAGCCCTGCCTTTTTGGCCAACATCAGCCCAGCTAATGTGCGAGATACAAGCGCGGACCAGAATCGGTTAGTTGCATCCAATTCGGTCTGGGTATCCATCTTGCGCTGCACCGTGTCTGCAAGCTCTTTGGCCGCGTCAAGATTGTTCATGACATACTGGATATAGGGCACCGCTGCATGCCCATAGTGCTCCTTGATCGCCCGGGAAAGTGCGTCCGTATCCTGCTTAACGAGTTGGACTTTCTTAACCTCATACTCCAATATGCGCTGCGCTTCGGCCTGGGGGAGTGCCTTATATGAAGAGATGCGATCAATCATTGACGTGTTGCCCGTTGATCCAAACAACATCTTCCACGGCTCGCCCCGCACGCGCTCCACGTTGCCCTTGATGCTAAGTCGGTTACGCTGCATACCACTTGGCAACTGATACGCCCAATCAGATAGATCTTGCGGACGGCTGTTAGTCATCTCGTCCAAATAACCTACGACGTTTTTATAGACCTCCGCGCGGTTCATCTTTGAGTTATAGGTGTCGCGCTCTTGCATGACAATTATGTCCGGGTTACCCCACACCGAGGCACCTGCATACATGGCAGTCGTCTTGCCAAGCCCGGACTCTTTCGACCATACATGGAAGGCCGCCGCGTTGATCGGCTGAAATTCCATTAGCACCGACCCGAAAGACAGCCCAATCATGAACTGATGAAGCTCCATCCCCGGGCGGTCGAAGAACGTCATAAGCTCTTTCCACGCCTCAAACGACCCTCGCTTAGCGAACGCAGGGAATAACCCAGACGTTGAGGCAGCGGGCGGATTCGGTACAACCCGATCCTTGTAGATTTCAAGATTCCCAAGCACAAAGGATGTGCCGTTACTGTCAGTCCACCCAAACTGCCTACGGGCTTCCGTCGCACCGGTTTGAAATTGAAGTTCAGTTACCCATTTCATGGTGTAGTCCATCAAGTCTGCTACGTTAAGTAAGGCGACCCCTTGTGCGGCAAGACTTTTCCTAAAATCATCCTTGGAGCTAACTACGGTCAGCGGCAGCGTAAACTCCCTGATGCCGTCCCGGGGCAGGTGCAGTCTCATCACAACAGCTTCCCCGCTGTTAGAATCCATGACGCGGCGCACTACATAAAGATCGTTGATGTAAACAAGTACGTCTTTAGTGTCCCCGTCTTTAAGCTCAACACGCTTCCAAATACCGCCGTTCTTGCCCCTGAAGTATGGGTTGGGGTACTTCGGGATAACAATTGCTTCCGGGACCGAATTCGGCGAGGCACTAGGTGCGCTGACCTGAATGATATTGTCTTCGTCGGTTGCTTGCGCGACTTCCTTGCCAATAGATATGGGCGAGCGAATCTTTCCCCAATGCTGGCACTGCTCACATACGCCAGGGCGCTCTTTGCTAAACCACTCGCAAAGATAGGGGCCTTTAACTAACGAAGCCTTATGTTCCGTTTCTTGTTTTGTGTAGTTAGGATAGTCAGCGGATATCTTATGGATTGCCACATCCCCATCGATGCAAAACTTGGCGATCGACAGCCCCGCACGCCACATCGGCTCACTGATGTCAGCGCGGTTTGTGATGATGTCTTTAATGTGTGCGCAGCCATTACCTGCAGCCGTGCGCTGTAAAATAGTCCTGAACCTGCTAGTAAAACTACCTGCAATAATTTGGGTCACTGGGTCCAGATCTACCGGCAACGCCGCAGGCACAGACACTGCTACCGGCTCGATAGCGCCAAGACGCCCGGAGATCGCTGTAATCGGCACAGGCTCCCCTGGGGAGCCTACAATCTGCACCACACCCGGGGGGTCGTCTTTGTAGTTGTGAGTGCCGGGAACACGTAGAACGCGTGCCCCGTCGGCGGGTACAGCCGGATCAATGGCAAGGCCAGACAACATACAGACTGCCTTAAACCGCTCGGCAATCGGCTTCCACTCTTTGTACTCTATGGGGGACTGTAAGGGCCAGTAGGCGTGAATGCCCCGACCCGAATTAACTACCGTTGGGCGCGGTAGGCTATGATCTTTACAGAAAGTGCGCAGTGCGGACAGTGCGTCAACCTGCGTTGCATATGCCTTGGTTGGGCCGCAGTCTAGGTCAACAAAAAACGAGCGTAAATGGCTAACATTTTCTACCTTACGAGACTCGGCGGTCTTGAATGTACCCAATGCAAAATAGGTGTCAAAGCCGTTCCCATCCAAAACAGCCGCACTGCCTGCCACAGCATCAATCTCAGTGTATAACTTTTGTATTATCTTTTTATCAGATTGTCTATGCGCCCAAATGCAATAGTAACCACAATCCCCTAGCACTCCTCTTAGAAATGTATGTACGTCCATGCTGACTCGTAGGCAAATGGGGATAAAAAGGGGCGAGCAGTGCTCGCCCCGGCTTGCGTGCGGGTTACTTAGTCATCCCACTGGGCAAGCATCTTATCCAAGTCTGCCTTTTCTTCAACTGGCTCGGTCTGCTTTTTTGCAACTTTCTTCGGCTCAATCACTTCCTCTTCGACTACTGCAGGTGCAGGTGCAGGTGCAGGTGCAGGTGCAGGTGCAGGTGCAGGTGCAGGCTCCGCCTTCGGTGCGGCTTTGGTTTCTGCCTTCGGCGCTGCGAGCGCAGCCTTCTCGGGCATATTACCGTCAACTTGCGGCACCAGCATTGAGATCGCCTTGATCGTAGCCTCATCCTCGCGCATCGCTAGGGCCACCTTCAACTCATCTTCAGTCAAAGGCCGCACGGGCTTGAATACGAGCTTAGGTGTCGGGCTTGCCGTGTCAAAACGGATTTCCGTAACGATAGCAATGATCGGTGTGTTATGCGCTTTCAGGTGCCGACCGTAGGCTTGCAGCGGCATTTTGCCGTTTTCGGCGTCGCCGAATACTGACGTTGCCGGGAGTGCTAGTTGGTAGACTTCTTTTTTATCCAACTCACCTTCGATCATGATCGCCGTGCGCTGCTGGAATCGGCACGCGCGGGACTCGCCCTGCCCAGAGCCCTTGATGTTCTGCTTACAGTCCATGCAGCGTAGGGCCTGCTTGGTCTCCTTGGGCACATCTGCATCGGGCACGCGGCTATCCGAGGACCAACATACCGGGCGCGGGGCTTCCCCCTCCACATAGGGCGAGTCGTAGTAGTTCCGGGATACGGGGGCCGCGTTGATAAACACGACGTTCATAGCACGCTCATCACTCGTACGCACTTCCTTACCACCGACAATCTCGCGGAACACGCCACCCTTGATACTCAGACGGCGCAGTCCACCCCCGCCACCCGCCAGCATGCCAGTCAGGTTATCTTCAAACCCGGTAAGCAGTTTAGACAAATTAGCCGGGGTACCGCCAAACAACGTCATTGCGTTAGACATAGGATCCTCTCTTAGATATCGTCATCAAGTGTTGCCGGAGCAGCAGCCGCAGCCGGCGCTGTAAAGTCCAACTCCAGTTGCACGGGGGGTGTTTCAACCGGGGCGACTTCAACCGGGGCGACTTCAACCGAAGCAGCCTTATTTGGAAACATCTTTTCTTTAATCAGGCCAAGATTGAACCGATATACGCGCCCTAGCTGCACGTAAGTCTCAGATGGCAGGGTGCCCGCCTGCATCCAATTACGGATTGTTGAAACCGAGACATTGAAGTATTTGGCCACCTCATCAATTGTATGTAACTGCTGCTCCACTATTTTCTCCTTACGGTTATCGTGTATTCACTATCTACATTCAGGCCCGGAGGGGTTAGCTCCGGGTTATTTTCGATAAACTGCTTTATGTTGCCCTGGTGCAGGCGCTTCTCAAGCAGATCAGGAGCGTTGTTCTCGACGACAAACCGTCCCATAGAGCCCCAATCGTTGGTCCAATACCGGGTCGTCACCGACCGGTAAAACAGCCCTTCGACCGTGCGAACACTCTCGACGCTATGCTCTTTGCAGTGATCAAGCAGTAGATGCTTAACCTTGCCCATCTGCTCTTTGAGTGCTTTTTCTTCTGCGTCAAACGCCGCACGGATCTCACCGAGCTTAGCGTTCATCTTCAGATACACCTTCACCAACTTTTCAACCGG